GTGATAAACGATCCGCCAGGGATTGTATATTCAACTGTTTTTATTGAATCATATTCCAGATCAGGCTCTGCACTAATTTGTGTTGCAGAAGATGACCCCTGTACTGTTATTGTTCCAGTTCCAGTGTAGTCTACTTTTAGGTAAAATGTATCAACTGGCTCTACCCATATTGAAACTGGGATTGTTATATCTTTATTAACTAGAAGGTTTTCTTCTATCTCACCATTTCCTGCTGTATATGTTGTGTTAGGTGTTAGAAGCCCTGTGGTATGTGTATCTCCATCATTAGTTGCGCCATAGAACTTATGTAGATGTAATAGGCTACCAAGTTTATTTACAGGCTTATACAAGTTACTATTCTGCCCAATAGCGCTAGCAACATTATGAATCATCTTTCTTTTTTCAAGATTTTCATCTGAAACATTATAATCTGTTCCGTTGCCTAGGTATGACTCTAGCACATAATTAGATGCCTGTATGTAATTAAATATCCCAGTCAACTTTGTTGGCGTAGGAGATTCTCCCCTTGCAAATCCTATATCCACAGGTATTAAAGGTTGAAACAATTGATTGTCTGACATTATCTACTCCTTAAGCTTATTCAGCTATCATAATGAATGGGTTTACAAATCCCCAAGCATTTTCTACATAATATGTATTTTCTTTATAGTTAGGTAAAATATCACCATCACCAAGCATAGTATCAAACTCTTCCTGAGTTATATCCCCATCTATTAGTGCTAAGTGAGGATCCTTTCCATACTGAACTAACATGGCCATTGTTTTCCATTCGTACATGTCTACTTCATTGCCATCAATATTTTCAGTCTGTATTGTTGGTGATCCATCTGAATTAGTAATGTACTTGCTTTTAATTGGACATCTGCTACTTGGATCTATCTGATCATTTTGTGAGGGCTTGATGCAAATACCAGAGCTTCCATCATTCTCATAATAATCACTGTAGACACCATTGCTATAGATGCATTGTTTTCTTACTGCATCTGAGTATCTACAAGTATATGTGCATGAGTTAATTTTATATGGATTTTCTAGATATTCTGATACTGTGTAATATCCAAATGATAGCATTGAATTGTTTACGCTGCCATCTATATTATCATCAAGTATAAATTCGTATTCTGATTTTATATAGCTTGTTGTGGTGATTGGAATTTCTTCCGACTCTAGCTTTATATAACTATTTGTATCTTCAAATGTAGCCTTGACGGTTGCGCCTGAAGAGCTACCTGTTATTAACCAAAACCCTACTATGTTATCATGATTAGGAATTGCATCCTCAAACTCTATAACAGTTGCATTTGTGATCTTAGCTGCATAATAGTCTAGTGTATTATTAGGGATAATCCCATCTGAATATCCTTTTGATAATGCATCATAGCTTGTAACAGGTGTGCTTAGCGGAATAGATATTGTATCCTCCATATTATCAAAGAAGCTAGATAATGCTTGCTTGCTATTTTTAATGTAAAGATCTTTTATTCTTGTGTTTGCAGACTGGTTTCGTGTAATAGAGGTTGGCTTTACAAATGAGCTATATACAACCTGGCTTGCACCTTCGTCTCTACTGCTCATTTTTACATATGCTATTTTTCTTCCATTAACTTCATAAGTCTCTAGAGTTTTTGGAGATGTATAATACTCATCTAATGCTACTTCTACCTTTTCGGAGAATAGCTTTCCCATTACTGCATCATCAGATGTTATAAAGTATAGATATACTTCGTCTGTATCTGATGTCTTTATATCAAATGGGACAGTTATTTTGTTTCCCGAAACCCACTGCTTCTGAAGATACCATCCAAATCTATTCTTATTTATGAAAGCATTAGCTCTTACAGTCCCGTCTATACTCGTCTTGCCAGTAAACGATTCTGATCCAGACTCTAGCCAGATAGTATCATGATCTTCTGATGTTATTTCGAATTTAACGTTTGCATTTTTAACAGGCACTCCACCAAAAGAGGTTAGCTTCGCTGTGCATGCAACTGAGTCCAGTGTCGCAGATGTTGTTTTGCTTACACTTAGGTCTATTGAATCAGGAACGATTATATTTGCTCCCTCATCTGTTTGTATTGTTGATCCAGCATAGCCTATATTATTTAATGCAACTAGACCATTATTAAATCTAACTGCTCCTGGGATTATATTTGCATGTGCAAATACTGGGCTATCTTCATCTCTTGATGTTTGTCTATATGAAATTATTGGTAAAACTTCATAGTTTACTTTTACAGCAAAGTCATCATTCGTTATATTTTTAATAGCAACTGTATTATTAAAAAGACTATATTCTCCGACTGAAGAATCAAAGTTGTCGATAGAGAATGAAGATTCATCTATTGGATATTCTCCTAAAGATATGATGCTACCTTTCTGTGCGAATGCTGTTCCTATCTCGAAAGAAGATTTTTCAATCTTGTCCCCACTTAAGTGTATATAGAGCTTATCGTTCTCTTCTACAAGCGTTGCGATGTACCCGTCCTCGCCGTTAAATGTCCATTCTCTTTCATATGTTACATAGCCTGGATATTTGTATCTCAACGTAAATACGCTTATACTCTCAGTATCAATATCGCTATCTACTTCACATTTATAGCAACCAAGAGTGTCGTCATATTCAAACTGTTTTCTTATTGAATTTCCAGACCATTCAAATTCATACTTATTAAAAAATGCTGATCCGGCATTGAAGATAGGGCATACCATGTTGTTTCTAATAATCAGCGAGCTTAACCCAAGATCTGTACTATCAGAGACTCCAGAGGCATACATCCATCCTGGAATATTTTTTAGGTTCTTGTAATTGTCTAAGCCTATTGTGCTTTTAGTTGCTAATGCCTCTCCATTAAATTGTTTTGTGTCCCATGATGCAGGTGTTAAATCATTTCCCTCACCATAGAACATATCTGCCAATTTGGATAATCCATCATAACTAAGCTGTGATACTATATTAAATTCAAGATCAAATCTCATGAGAATTTTATCCTACTTATAAATTTACTGTTATCTATCTTTTTTACAGTTTCCGCAATAAGGTTGCCGCTTATCCCTATCTCTTCTTCATTGGAATCATAAAACTGTATACTTCCATATATGTCTAATAAGCTTCCGCCTATTTGCTCTGTCTCAAATACTTTTCCTGTATCATAACTGATATATATGTTAGCGTCATTTATGAATATATTAGCGCTAATTTCTTCTGATAATGAAATTCTATCTAATGATCCATCAATTATATTTAATGAGTATAGGTATAGCTCAGAGGCAATATACGCCTTATTGTCTAATATGAAAGGAACAGCTGTATAGCTTGACGGCATAGGAACTAATGATACTATATTGTTTCCATTAAGGATGTCTGATTGCCCTAAGTCATCAATGCTTATCTTGTAGTATTTATCAGTACAGTCTTCTATCACGGAGTTGGATACTACTTTTCCTCCAAAGAATAAAAGAGATCCATTATGATAAAGACACGACTGCCCGCCACGCAATATAGAGTTAAACGTATACTCTACCGTTGGGCACCCATCTTCCGAGGACGACGATATGTCAATGGCATATATCTTATTGTATTCTTTTTGAGTATATCCTGTTTTTCCTAAGATATAAAGCGTGCTGTCATTATTTGATATGTCTGCTATATATGTATCTGATGGGATAGCTGTTAATGCTGTTAGTGTTAAAGAGAAAGAATCTAGGTTTAATTTTATTAGCGTTACTCCGTGATACGGAGAGATAGTTTTTGCGATTGTTACAAGATTGTTGTTCCAAACAAATGCCTTAAAGTTACAAGGTGTATCAATGTTTTTTTCAACTAAAGCATCTGAATATACATCGCTAGATTCTTGTGCATTAAATGTGCACGTTGTTTGTGCTATTGATTGTGTAGTGAGATTAATTTTTGCAAGCCTAGGATTTAAATCTTCTGATATTCCTGGTATTGCTCCGTAGAATAACACTATGTCGTCATTCTTTTTAACCGCAGCTTTTATGTTTGGGTTCGGAATACTTTCGCTTATATCTCTATAGAAGTACTTTTTTGTATCTCCTGGTTGCGCCGATATTGTTGAAGACATGTATTACCTCATTCGTCCTTTTTACACTGATTAAGATATGAACAGAATTCACATTCTATATCCCCGAGAGGAGATAGTAAATACTTTTCTGCTCTAGTCTTTGAAATAATTCCTAATTTTCTATATGTACTAATTTTGTTTTTAGGATAAGTTATTTGGAATTCTCTTGGTGGGACTTCTTTTTTTTCTACATAGCTCTTGAGAGCCTTATATCTTTTTAGTATCCCTGTTACAGAAAAGTCTTCATATATCTTTCCGTCTATCACTGGATATATTTCTTTTCCTTTTGGGATAATAGATATTTCAAACTCTTTTGTTTCGCACGTATCTCTTCTTATATAAAAGAGAATGAACTTTGATATTTCATCTTTAAATGCATAGCAATAAATTAATGTCTGAAATAAGTTTTGCCATTTTGGAAATGGAGTATTCCATCTACTTCCAAAGATCTGATTTGCTGTCCACTTATTGCTTCCAATGCTTTTAATTTCTAGGCCAACTTTATTTCCATCCTTGTCCAATATAATGCCATCTAAGGCTCCATATATATTATATTTCTCTATATCAAACTTAACATTTTTATCTACAAGGACACCCTTTTTATCAAGTATATCAAGGATCATCTTTTCTGTATAGTCACCAATTTTGAAAATGAGCTCCCGTCTTGTTGAGAACTCATCCTCGTCTGGCATGCCTAAGCAATGATAATAAGCAGCCCTAAGGCACTTACCTTCAACCTTCTTATACTTCCCCTTGTTTACTATCGAAGAGGATTGTGATGGATAAAATCTATCTTCATGTACTCTTTTTTCGCTTTGACTATCTTCTAACTGTTCTTTTAATAAGTTTGTTATCATTCTAAAAACTCTATCGTTTCTTCCAAATCCTTCAGCTCTGTAAAAAGTATATTAGATAGAGACTTAAATTGAAACTTGTATAAGTCTACATTATATGCATCTTCTACAACTAACAATATTGCATCCAATGCATCTAGTATATTTTCATCTTCTGTGATTAGTTTTAACTGTTCTGTTTTATATTTTACAGAACCAAGCATTTGATATTTTATACTTTTGTCTACAAGTTCATCCGTATTTAGAAATTCACGATCTTCATATAATTCATTATCAAACATACGTTACTCCACAGATAAATAAATATCTTTTATAATTGGTGTTAGGTATCTGTTTTCCGTGCTCATATTTATTTTTGTAGCGACATAAAGATCTTCATCTGATCTGTTAAATATAATATGAGAATGCTGAAGTGCATTTGGAACATTACTTAGCCCTGATGTATCTTCGATTAACAATTCTTTTGTTGTTAAGTCTCCATGAATCGTGAAGAATGATGAGCCAGTAAGTGCTTTATTGTATGATGATTCAGTATTTGATGATGTGCTCACACTAAGTAGAACTTTAATTGGTACAAATGTTAATAACCTATTGAAAAGTACGCCTACTGGTTTCTTAAATGTAGATGCTCTTCTATACTTTATCTGCACAGTGCTGTCAGAGTCTGTATCAAATGGGAATATTCTTATTCTGCCTTTGTTTGGCTCAATAGAGAATGTTCCAGGCGTAGATACTCCTTCTGTAAATTGCATCTTATATTCTCTGTTTGTACCTAATTCTTTTATCTCAACAGATAGTGGAATAAAGGGTTCCTCCATTGAGAGTGTTGTTGAGTTAGATACTTTGAATCGTCTAATTATCTTGCCTTCTATATCTCCCTCTGAGTCGTACTCTGGTAGCCCGGCAAATATATATGCAAAGTTAAATGGGAATAATGGATCGGAATATACATCATCCTTATCTGACATATCAGATAGCTGTTCTTTTCCTAGGTTAAAATCTATATCTTTTTCATGAACTCTTATCTTAGAGATTCCTCTTCTTATTTCAAATCGCCCAGTCTTTTCTACTCCATTAATAAAACATGTCTTTGTTCCGATGTCTATGAATACATCATCTTCGGTAACACTTACCATTGTTTCCCAATAGTTTTCATTCTTAGACCAGTTCTCAAAATGCTGTCCGTAATATCCCGGAACAAGCTGTGAGGTTTCTCCATAGTCAACATTTAGCCCATTAAACATAAGCGCATTTTCGAAATCCATATTCCACATATTGTCACCACTGCTACTAATATCTGATATAAAGAATTTCTTATCACCTATAGCTGTAGAATCATAGTCTGCTGTAATTCCAGTAAACTCTCTTGCATATCTAAACTTATAACTTGATAGTCCAACATTCTGGTCGTCACTTACGATATTAAATGACTTTTTGTCTTTATCTGTTGAAACTGACATCATTTTTATAGATGATGTACTATCAGAATCGCTCAGGTCTCTATACTCTAGATTTATATAACTAATATCTTTATCTAGCGTTATCGTCATTGGCTTAGACTCAAAGGATCCTGTTTTGGCAAACTTTATATTGGTAAAGATAGATAGGTTGCTCATTACAACAGAAAATGGCTTATCCTTATTTGGATTTTGGTATGTTACAGTGAACGATGCAAGATCAAATGTTATTGGGTCAAAATTTGCAAATACTTCATTGGATGAGAATGTTTTTTCGTAAACTTTATCTGTTGAGTTATATAGTGATACTTTTATGCTCTTGGCTTTATTTAAAAACTTAGCATATACCAAATTAGCTGTGACGCTATTTAGCGTAACATTTACCGTTACAGAAGATTCGCTACTTGTGCTCTCTGCTTTTACTGACAGTGGCTCATTGAGTGGAATATTAGATACATATGACTCATTAGTAAAAACCGTCTCTCCGGATGACTGTGTAGATATTTGTGCCGAGTCCTCATACATTGTTGCAGATCTTACAAAGAACGGTAAGCATATATAGTTCCCAATCTTGCCACAAATTGACGTGTCCGCCTGGTTTGACTGCCTTGTTGATATGCTACGACAAACATATCCGGACAAAGCATCTATCTTATCTCTAATATCTGATGATTCATTAAAGATTCTTTTAGCTATTATATTGTACTTATTAGAAATGCTTTCATAGTCTGCAACTAGTGAGTTCATTGTATTTGCTGCTATTAGAAGCCATGATGAAATGTTATCCGATTCATCAAAGAACTTAGATGCAGAAAACTCTTCTTGATATGCTATCTCAGGAATATTGCTAACCGACAACACATTATTAAGACCCTCGCTTGCAGAACTATAGCTGTCAGCAACTGAAGGGCAGTTGCCATGAAGCTTAACTGAATTTTTAATTTTCTCATCAAGTATTTTCTTTAAAATAATTTCTCTCATAATAACTCCACTCTATACTCATTGCAAATAGGAGAATAAAACTCTTTTCCTGATGTAGACTCTTTGTTTTGATATTGGTACTCAAAACATAGAGATGCCTCATCTGGTATATCTGGTAATCCCTGTAGCTCTATTTTGTTTTCGTCTAAAGCATCTGGTAGATAGCTTGTTACGTCTACAGATGGATAGTATTCAACTATATAATCTGATCTTAGGTTATAGCTTTCATCAAGTATCTTTATTGTCCTGTTATCAATAACTTCAAATGATGCACTTGATAATGTAGCTCCTTCGCCCTCATATAGATCTATATCGCAAACTGTCAATGTTGAGTTATCTACGGGATTTGAATTTTTAGTTATCTTAAATCTTATGTATTTAAAATAGCAATCATTATCTAGCTTAAAGTATTTTTTATTAAAATCCCAATCTGTAACCTCTGACTGAGTATCAATTGTAGTCCATTTTGTTCCATCTGTTGATCCTTCAACTGTCCACTCTGAGGGGCTCTGAAGAGGATCGTCTGCATATGGGGTTATTGAATATTGCTTCGGGCATACATAGTCGCTGAACTCGCCTGTTGTTACTGACCAGCAATTAACTCCTCCTACATCTGCCTTTGTGTCAAGCACCTGATATGTGGTTACGTCTCTATCAAACAGGTTCGGATGTGAACCATTTTCTACAATTATATTTGTGTACTCAACTGTAGTAATTGATATATCCCCTTTGTTACTTGTGAAGATTGGTAGCGTGTCAGGCAATGTGATTGTTTGTGTTTGCAAGTCTACATTGTTATGAATATGTGGTTTATATTCTATTGATAAGTTTGCTGATGGAACTGACTTGCTTAAAAAAGCATTCTTATTAAATACAAGTATAGAATGTAAGGGGTTAATATGACGTATTACATTATAAATGCTTCTGCTATTCTTAACTGCTACATCATTAATTTTTAACTTTAAGTAGTCTTCTATTCCTTGAAAGTATGGTACATACTTAAGTGTTGTTGCAAAGTTTGATTTTGTATCAATTATACATGTTGATTTTTGTACAATCTCAGAGTCAACCTGGTTTGAACTATATAAGGATACCTCATATGACTTTGCATCTCCGCAAGAAATATGTCCTCCAAGCTTCGCCTTCATTGACGAGATAGATATTGGTGTATAAGATAAGAAATATTTATTATCACTAGTTAGTGCCGTATATTCTGCAAAAGCAACTGGCTTATAAATAAGTGCTCTATCCATAAGAACCTTAACCCTTATTGACTTTACGTCATTGCTATTATACAGCCCAAGTATTCCTGAGGTTAGATATAGTAACTTTTCATTTTCTACCTCTACCCATTTGGATCCATTGTCTGCAGATATGTAATATTTTATATCGTTATTAGAATCTTCTTTTGATACAAAGTACACAGCATTAATGTTTGACAGCTTATTAAATGGAATAGATACATATTCACCAGACTTTTTATACTCTGTTTGCTTTATGGATATTTCTTTTAATCCAATTGAATATCTTTTTATATCGTTAAAATAAGAACTAGTTCTTACATAGGAATCTTGACTTAGTACTATCTTAGCAAACCTAATCTTCTTAGCTTGGAATCTGATGTAATGATCTGATTTATTTACATCTGAGACGTAGTCTATGCTCTCCCAGCTGGCGCCATCCTTAGAAACCATAACTTGTACTACCTCAGGATAAGAAATGCTATCAGAAGTAAATGTGCGAACATATATGCCATTTGCATAATTCTCAGCTTTAAGCTTTAATGTTAAGGCTAATGTTAGTGTTGTGCTTTTTGATGGGGAAACAATAGATTCATACTCAAATAATTCTGATGAATTTGAATTTAATATTGTTGTAACATTATTATTTATGCCACCTTCAGTTGAGTTTCCTATGCTCCCATTGCTTTCACTACCAATTAAGATATCGGATACTGTTAGCTTTGTGGTGGATTTTATTGGCAGTGTAAGGTCGCCATTTTGAACATCTATGTTTAAGCTAGAATCAACAGGAAATTCCTGATCCATATAATCTGTAGATGTAAATGATTCTATTACTAAGTTACTAGAGGCGTTGCCTACATTAATAGCATTTGTTGTGTTCTGCATAGACAAATAATCTTCCAGGACAATGTCTTCTATCGCAGAAGATAGTCCATAAAGAATATTGCTTCTATTAAAACCTGTAGAAATCTCCTCGCATAGAAGATTGCTTCTAGATAAGATTTCAGATGTCTTAGATGTTATGTCATTACTAAAAATAATTTTACCTAATTTAGACATATTATAATATTCCTAATGTGTATTCAAAAACCATTGGTGTCTTGTAGCTATCGTCAGAAGATCTCATTTCTATTTGTCCACAAATTGTTCCAGTAAATAGCTCTAGCTCACCTGTCTTTTTATTGTATTTACGAATCGCTGTATGTACTTTTCTGTTCTCATCTTTATAATACATATAATATATTGATGCAGATGCTTTTGTCCATTTATTACTAAGAGTTATCTCAGCCGAATCTAGTACCGTGTAAAGCTTAACCGGATAGAATACAGTATGAGCACCCTTCATAAAGTATTGTGTGATTGTTATATTGTTTTCTGCTTCATTGAAAACATAGCCAACCTCTAAGCTACTATTGGAATCGTAAGCAACAATGCTAGATGAGTCTTTTATGTCATACGTATTGTCTACAGGGAACCTTGTTGTATATGTTGCAGGAGCATATTCAATATCTCCGTATGTTTCATCATGAAATACGTTTTCTGGAATTACACTTTCAAATATAACAGGGCAATCTATTCCTGCACTTTGGGTATATAAATTCCACTCACCGTCGTAATAAACATATGTTGCGTCATCTTTTACTGTAGCAATAGCTCCACTATTTACCACTAGGGCATCTCTTTCTCCCGCAGAGTTAACTAATATTGTTTTCTGATCAATTAATATGTTTGTATCCAGTACTGGGATTATTACATTTCCACTGTCTGCTATTACTGCAACATTAAGTTCTGTGTATGATTTTGGCATACTAATCTTTGATGCTTGGTCTTCTTGATCTGCAGTATAATCTATTCTGTGCGGAATATACTCAGGAACTCTTCCTGATGTTTCAACTGTTACTGTATTTATATTCTCTACTTCTAGCTCTGAGAATGCTAAAGAACCATGCCTTCCATATTTGTTACAGTAGGCTTCTATTCCAGATATATCAAAGTTAAACTTATTATATACATTATCTGCATAACTATATACTTCGCTTTCGGTTTGTTTAGCAGAAATCTTATAGGTATTTACTTCTCCTTCTGTCGCTACTATATGTGAGATTCTTGAATTAAATACTTGTGGTGTAAATGTTTCAGAACTAAACTTATTTCTATCAACTATATCTCCACTAATATCTAACATGTATTCGCTTGTATCAAGAAATTTTATAAATGAAACAGGCTCTAAGATATTAAAGTCTATTGTTATGTCTAGAGATGGAGAGTCTAGTCTTAGGTTCTTTACTCCAATTGACCAAAAGTTACCTGTAGCAACCTGGAAGTTTCCTTTAAAGCTTATAGTGAGTCCTAGCTCCAGGTCGTCATCAATAAGTATGTTTACCTCTTCATTTAATCCAGTAAAGAATTCTGAAGACCACTCTACATTATCAACTGATCCCTTCATTCCAATCTGGGATATTACCCCGCCAGCAAACTCTATGCTTGTAACTTTTACATAAATTGTATCAGAAAAATATCCAAAGATTGTCCCTTTAACATCAGGTAATCCCTTATTTGTATCGGACAAGCTTTTTACTCCACTCTTGTCAACAATCCCTATATTTCTTCCCTGCTGCCTAAGTAGGTTATATGTTAAGAAGTCTTTCCCTGATGTGCTATCAATTGATGAAAGGCTACCATCGTCGGAAAAGTAAGTTATGTTTGTAGGATAAGCAACTGATGAATCATTTGTTGGAAGAGTGCAGATACCATTGTATCCAAGCGTACTAGAAACCTTATCTTCTCTATTTAATACACCAGATCTCTTTTTATCTATTTTATTCTCATCTAGAAAGTTAGAATAGACGACATAAAGATTATCCTTATTCTTTTCCTTTTCTTTGATTGAAGCTGCTAGCCTTTTATATACCGAATATATATATTCATATTTATTGCTAGAGATATTTTTCAGGTTCTTAAATACCGGGATATAGCTAGAATACATCAAGACATATGCAGAAAAGAAATCTGTATATGCTAATAGGAATGTGGCGCTTGTATTTGAAGATGCTATCTCTGTTGGATTAAAGCCAATTTCATCTGCAAGTGAGAGGAATGATGAGCTACCATTTTCTATGTACTTTGTTAGCTTATTTTTTATTGTTGTAAATTTTATATCTGCATTTTTTAATATAACAGACAGTGCATTTCTTCTTAAAATATCAAGTGATGTGTTAATATTTGCCATTAGTATCTAACACCTTTTTCTATAGTAACTGGTGATTCATCTTCGTCATCAAAATGTAAATAGTCTTTCTGTAAAGATTTCATTGTTGATGGAACTACGGTGATCGTAATATCTTTCATGATATTATTGAGTGTTTCAAAATCTGTGTTTTCGTTTATTACAACCGTAACTCTTAATGGATTATCATTTTTTACAGTAAGCATTTTAAGTGCTTTGTCAATCTCTGTGCTACTGCGCTGTAACAATGAAGACCAACTAGTGCCCTTTGAGCTAGATTCGCTTCCTCCCATAAATGGAATAAGCTGTTCATACTTAGAGTTATGTGAAGGCAATAGCTTTTGTGCATTACCAACGTCCTCAGCTCTATTATATGAGATTGGATTTGAGAATGATTCTCCTGCCGATCCTGACTTTATTTCATACTCGGAGATGCCGTCTAGCTTAATCTTTATCCTTGATGAACTATCACTATTAGTTGTAAGCAACCAATCTATTGCGCTTTTAGATCTTGATGATACAAAAATGTCTACTGCATATATTAGTAATGGCCCAAGGTTATAAACGTTTGATATATTTGATCCGTTAATTGTAAACCCATTAACTTTGTATGATTCTAAAACTGACATTATTTACCCCAAACATTTCCCGCTAAAATATATGGAACTAGATCTATAAACTTATCTGTTACTCCGTACTTGGATATAATATTAAGTGGGATTAAATTTAAATCTGTATGCTCTATTCTTATGTTTTTCTTAAAGAACTTATATGTAATATTAGCAACATCTGTTGGAATTGTAAATGTTTCTACATATCCATTTTCGTAATCTATAAAGTAATCTCCATCTTTTTTAAGATCTTGAAGACTGTCTACTTCTCTTTTAAATAGCTGTGTATTTATAGCCCTAAATGATCCCTTTATTATATTCTTGTTTTCAAGATTGCTATTCTTGCTTGAAATAGATTCTTTCTTTACAAATGTATTTTTATTTCTTATTAGATTCTTTGTCGAATAGTTTTTGTAATTTTCTTTAAAAAATAAATATTCTATATCCTCAGAACTATCTAACAGGTCTGTAATCTTTTCCAGTGTGCAATCAGGAGTGTTTATGAAAACTCTTATATACTCATTAGTGGATCCATCATCATTAAATGTCTCTAGTGTGAAATATTCCCAATCTAAAACATACTCTATTCTTTTATCTGAGGCAGACTTAATCTCCATAATAGTTCTAAAGTCTAGGCCTATTTGTAGGGGCAAAGAATGTACTTGAGTAAAATAATCAGGGCGATATTTCCATTTACCGAACTTTTTTATTCTGTTATAAAAAACTTCATCTGATTCATAATCTAGCCTGCTAACTCCAAGATATAGCGCTGCATCATCTAGATTGTTCCAAATGCCAAAACTCATGATTGCTCCTGACTACTTAAGTGCGTAATTGTATCTGATGTAATAATTGTCCCATCATCTTCATCATAATAGAATGTGTTGAATATGTTGATTATTTTAATCCCGCCAAGAAGAACGCTTCCGTGATTAGATAGTTTCATAAGTGAGCTTTTATCTACAGCTACATATCCGCCATATCCATAATTGGTGTCGCTATCTTGTATGTCGCCACTATAGCCTTCTTCACCATATCCATATATCTTTACTGTGTTATACGGAACTTTTGTACTAAAGATGCTTGGCTCTATTGCCTCTTCCTCTGGAGCTTCTTTAAATACATAGTTTATTTCTGATAGACTCTTTGCCCATAATTCCTTTAGCTTCGTTCTATCTACAAATACTGGCTGAACTGTTTGCTTATCTCCATATGTCTTAAAGGAGATTGTAGCAGTTTCTTTTTCGTCTGTAAATATGTCAGAGAATGGAATCTCGAATCTATTTGTCTCAATATTTTCTCTAATAAGATCTAGTAATATATCACTCTCATATACTTCATCATCTATTAGTATATGCATATATGATATATCTCCAGTTTTTGATACTGGGAATACATAAAAAACAAAGTTATTTGTAGTGCAATCTTCGTAGTACTCAACACGAATAGCCTGCTCTCTTGTTTTTATTTCATCAAGCTCAGGATTTTCTGTCTTAGGAATAATTAAAGGATAGCATCTAAGGGTTTTGTTTTCCGTGTTATCTGTAAGCAGATATAATAGCTTACTTGGAACATCTATGTATTCTTCTATAATTGTTTCCCCATCAGGAATATCAATGTCTACATACTTCATCCTTTCGTACTGGAACGGGTATTCTGATATATGCTCTCTTAAGATGTTATAGTCTAGCGTGTTGTCTTCTTTATTGACTGACAATATGCACTCATATTCTTGTCTCTGCTCTCTATCAAAATACTTTGCATCTAAAGTAACTATTGATCCAGATATATATGGCATTACTTCAATTTCAATCGAGTATTGTGAATTAAGAACCATCATATGATTAATCTTCATATATTCTTTATCGCTAAAATAATCGATACTAGAATATACCGGAATATCTTCAACTACTTCATCGCCATCTACGTTTATGCCAAACACTCTTATTACTATAGGATATTCTGATTCAAGGTTAAATAAATTAAAACCAGATACTGGCCTAATTGTAATAGCACTATCATTTACAATCATATCAATTGCTATTTTCTTTTTAGGATATAAAACCTGGCTTATTGAGTTACCAACATCAACCTCGCTACTAAGAAAAACATCTGCTGGAAATGATTGTCTTATAAATTCATTCCTTCTAGATACCTGCTCTAACACATACCATGTGTCTGTATAGTTGCTATATCCAGTTATGACCCTTTCATCTTCATTGTCTACTGAGAATCCAGGTATGGATTTTATATCAAAACCATTAAGCCTATCAATATTTATAAAGTCAATGTTCTTAAGATCAAATCTTATTTGATATTCTCTATCTAAAGATACTTCTTTAGAAACATCTGTAAGACAACTTAAAAGCCTAACCGCTGATGATGAGTCATGGTTTTGTTTAAGTTGATTTACATCTATAGCGCTATATAGGCTATAGTTCATTTGACTTATGTTTTTTAGTGTAGTTGCTGTTATTGGATAGATCATTTTATACCGTTGCTGTTACAGAAATTGAATTGCTAACCTGTTCAACTATTAGTTTTTCTTTTGAGTTTATATACAATACAGGGTTCGGAGTTTCTTCGAAATTTATTTCAGTATATCTCCTTGAATCCTCATCTCCCGTATATACTCTTACATAATTAAAGGATGATGTTAGTACTTTTGAGCTTAGACTATTTACTAGACTAAGTATCGAATTAACATAAAACTTCTCTCCATAGAAGTTGTTTATAAAGGTGTCTATGCTGTTCTTAATACTTTCAGCAAAAGATGCGCTAACTGACTCTCTTACAGTTATATTTATTGACATATACAGGCCAATGTAATTTGGTTTTGTTATGTTATATGAGATAACCCATGGTGATATAGTATCTGATACTAGTGATTGTACATCTTCTAATAGGCTATCTTCTGTTACAGGCGTTATGCCTTGTACGTATACTGTAAAAGTTCCACCGCCATTTGCAGCCTCATCAATATATACATTCGAAACCTCTGGGAGATTTGTCAATAGCTCATATATAGATGGCGTATTTGTCTTTACAAATACTTTAAGTGCATTAGGGATTCTATATCTAAAGTCCTCATCCTCTTCTTTTTCACGCCCGGTACTAATAGGAACTGGGTTTGTAACTTTAAGTAGCCTGTTAAGATTTTGTGTATAATTTGTAAAACTATGTGTCTTTAGTGTATTAGATGGGATTGTTGATAAGCTTCCCTGGATAATTTCAGTTGGAACATATGCCTCACTATCATCTGATGATAACACTGTGTCTGCAGTTACTCTGAATCTATATGTAGCGCCGTTTCTTGTGCCACTTATTGTTGTTCCTTCTGGGATTGTAATATCCATAGGCACATTTGTCCCAGTAGACGAATCATAGTTTATGCTACCAAATGTTAATCCAGAATCAACATAAAACTTAATAGCCTTCATCCTTGATGATGTATATGTTCTTATACTATCAAGCCTACTAACCCTAAAGAAATCTTCACCGATCCTATCGAGATCGGATCCTGTACTTATTGCTATACTGTTGCTTTTTCCATATTCTTCTTGGTCAGCCTCTTGCATCATAAGCTCATACGCCATCGACTCAGCAATTTGATATGCTTTAGAGCCAGGTACAAGATTCTTAAGACCCATTCTTTCTGACATAACCTGAAGAATTCTTGATAATTTGTCACTGTATGTTGCCAATTTTACCCTCCAAATGCTGCGTTAAAATTAAGCCAATATTTTCTTTATCCCAATATGGTATTCTTATAAGTTTTATATTGCTATTCTTGCAGTATTGATCTTTAATTTTATCTCTTTTTTTCTGTTTTAAAAAAGCTTTTTCTCCACCCCAATTTGACTGAGCCCTATAATGTCCAATGCCATCAAACTCAATACACATATTATGTTCTGGAAGGTAAAAATCAAACCTGAGCTTAACTTTGTCTTTGCAATTATTAAATGTTTTTTCTTTTATAAATTTTATGTTAGATTTTTCTAAAAAATTAAAAATTATCTCTTCACCTTTTGAGGACTTGCATCTTGGACATCCTTTTCCAGCCCAATGCTCAACTGGGTTTTGCTCAAACTCTCCATGCTCAGGGCAAATAATTTTTATTTTCTTTCTTTGTCCCTTATATTCAGAAAGAGAATAGCTATATTTGCTGCCATGCACATTCTGTGCTCTTTCTATAAAATCTCTAGTTGATAATGTTCTGGTTTTAGCAGATTTTTTAGCTGAACAAAGATGACACCCTCTTCCGCTGAGATGGTTATTTGGTGTTTGCTCAAACCCTCCATGGATAGGGCAAATTATAGTTACCTTTTTATAGACACCTTCATATTTTGTTTTTGAGTAATCATATTCGTCACCATGTACACTTATTGCTTTTTTTATAAACTCTTCTGTTGTTATTTTGGTTCTCACATAGCTCTCCTTTATTTGTCGCTATGTGTTAATAACTAGCTCAATTATAAGACCTTTGATTTTGGTTATTTATTAATACTCTAAATGAGTAGCCATAATCTGTAAAGTTTGATTTTAGTTTTATTATAATAGGAAGACTTCCATCTTCATTTTCGTCTAATAAGATTGTTTTAAATTCTTTGCGAAGAAAAAGATTGTTGTCTGAAAGGACTCTTGAAATTTCTTCTTGAATCTGAAATTTCGTGCTTGTGTTAATTCTTTTTTGCAGATAACGCTCAATACCAGCACCAACATTCTCTAGCATGAAGTCATCACACCTTGCTGATACTCGTCTTTGTGCGACTTTTATAAGAGACTTAAGAGGATCCACTTCAATATCTAAGTCCCCGTCAATTATAAGATCATCTGAGTCATCTGTAACTAAATCGTATATTGCTAACATTGCGTTCCTCTTCTTTTGTTAATAACCTATTCAGATAGGGCTGATATTTTTTTAGCCAGATCAGATATTTGATCTACTACTGCTGGTTTCTTGTATCTTAACATTGGGATTGGAGTGTAAACTGTGGAAGGTAATGTTGTCATGATTTCGTCATTTACTACCCAAAATGTATTTATTCTTGTTTGAGATGGATCCGTAGCTATATGAAAAGGATTCGCCACGGCTGTTCCTCTGTCATTAACTAATAATCCGTTTGCTCCATTTGAAACCACCACAAGATTATCTGTTATATATATCTGAGCAGATCCAGTTCTTGTAGCTATTTTTCTATGGTCTTGTTCATGTTTTACAAGATTCATATCGTCTACATCTTGCGTTTCTCCCTCAATGCCAAAGCTTGTTAGTTCATTATTTTTTATTGCCATATATCACCTATTACGTTGGAGCAACGTTGGTTTGAATTATGTTGTGGTTTTTTGGATCAGACTCCTTATTTTCTTTTATATCATTGTTTCTGTACTTGTCTATCTTGCAAAGAATGATTGCATCACTGCCGCCCTTATGCACGACCATTACTAAGTCTCCAGAATAATGTCTACTAAAAATAAATCCATCACTTAATAGCCCAGATAGCTTAGCATTAACAATCTTGTCTTCATCCAATATCCTCACCCTGTAGGTGTTCTTCTTTACATCACAACCTTCTACTTGTCCAATCGATATTTCTCTGACGGCGACATCCTGAGATGCCGCCTTATTGCCAGATTCTTGTAGTCCTTCAATTCTTGAATTTAAATCTTTTATATCACTCATTATTTTAGTACCCCTGGTATAGCTTTGCTAAATGCTTGCTCTATGCCACTTAGGTCATCGCCTATTCTAAAGACATAGCTCATATCTTCAATAGCCTCTGCTGCTTTAGACAAGGCCCCTTGTGCGCTTACGATCATATCTTTTATGTACATATATGATGGGCTATTTGAGTAGCCTTCAAGGCCTGTCATAAGCATAGCATATTTACTATATACTGGATGGCAAATAATTGCATTAGATTTTAACATAGCATTTACTACCATTAATTCAAATTCCGCAGGAACCATTTCCGCCCCAGCTGCTAAAAATGCCAGTAAGGATGATCCAGCTTTTTTAAGATTTATTTTCTTCATTGCTGCCGCTGCTGATTCTGTAATGCTAGACTTAATTGATTTTTTTGCTACATCTCCCGCTATATCATCAGCCTCTTTTATGGCTGTTTTGCCTATAATTTTTGACCATTTACTTTTTGCAGAATCAGGTAAGCTATCCGACTTCATTACGGTTTCATTAAACTCGCTCATAAGCCTTGCTTTTCCAGCCTCTGGGCCTTTTGAAAACTCATCTGCGATTTCATCCCAGTCTATTGTGCGTCCAACCTTTTTTGCCTGATCGTCCATTATATCTCTGAGTCTTCTAAAGTTTCTGTCATCAATCTTAGTTGACAATTTACCTTTTAGTTCAGATATGTATGCAGCGCCGAGTCTAAATTTTTCTGCTGATTTTTCTGCAGCTTTATATGTTATGTTTTCTACAGTGTCAAATGGATGTGCAACTGCGTGTGCTAGGTTCTTTGTTCCAATTAGGCCTAACAGTTCTTTAGCTGCTAATCCACAAACATATGTTTTAGACATTATATTCACAAGCATTAGATCAGTTAGCACTTCAGAGGCAGCTTTTTTTTCTGCCTTTATCTTATCTTCTTCCTCTGCTTTAAATTCTATGTCTGCTAGTTGCTGCTTTACGCTTTGATATGAAGAGTATGCGACATATCCAATTGATAGTACTGCTAATGCTGCTCCAAGAACTGCCCCTGCAGTCGCCCCTGCGGTTACACCTAATGCTGTCATTGCACTACCAACAGCACTTCCTGCCGCTAAGCTACCTAATGCAACGCCACCGTGAACAAGTATCTTTCCTAGGTTATTCATGATGTTTCTTCTGGCAACCTGAGAGAATGTAGAATATGCATCATTATTAATTGAGCACACCATATTTGGAACTATGTGTGTAGTGAATCCAGTCTTACAGTCAAACTTATGGATTACGGTTTCTACCTCCACCCATCCAAACATTTTATTTACAGTGTCACATACATATATCTTATCATATGGCTCAATCTTATCATTACCTCTAACGACTAGTGTTCCACCATACATCTTTTCAACGCCCTCTTTAAGTAATCCAAGAGCATATTGGTTAGCCATCTTTTCATCATCTGTCCAAGTTATACTAGCATACTTAGTTCTAATAGCCTTGGTGTCTAAGTTGGCATTTGCTGATTGCATAACAACTGGAGGATTAGCGTTGTCTTCTGGTTTTTTAGAGTAAGAAACTACAACATTATTCCACCCTCTAAATGGCGTTGATCTAATGCCATTCATTATAATATCACTAGATGATAGTGCTACATGATGTTTTACAAAAGGAATAAAGCTACCAGTATTTTTTCCATCTACAATTCTATCTCCATAAAGATCTTCTTTTACTAAGTTTTGAATCTTATCTTTTACAGCAGCTCCATAAGAATTGCTGTCATTAAAGAAGTTCTTGTTACTAATTTGCTGTAACTGTGGAGCCATTGCCTCTAGCGGATCATCTGTTCTCCAATAGTTGAACTCTGTCGGCCCCATAAATACTGTAGATCTAGATCCATATGGGCGAACATCAAGAGCAAAGTTAGGATATAGCTTCTTTATATCTGACATAATTTCCCAGATAGATCTTGAGCTATTAATAGGCATATTAAATGTATCTTCTATTGATGCAGTATTCCATATATCAACTGCAAAGATATTATCATCTATTGGATCGTTTCCTTGCTTGTAAGTTAGATACATTATCTCAGCTACTTGCTTAGATGCTTTTGCTACATTAAATGTATTTCCCATCATCCATTTACATAGATTGTTCCATCTAGCTGAAATAAATCTCTTAGTAAAAATGAATGGTTTGGCTCCATCAAATTTATCTATCTTGCTAGCAAATTCTGCATATTTTTCATATCTATTTCTTGCCGAAAAAGGTAAAGAGGATCTATTGTACATGCCTCCAGATGTCATATATAAGCTAGTAGTTACTCCCACTAAGCCTCCACCGGCAGCTCCAAGAATCTTCATAACTGCTGATCTAGAAAGAACTCTTCCTGGGAGTAAGTATCCAGCTGAGAACCCAACTGCTGCACCTATCCCTAAGAACGAAGATGTTTTCATTGCATTATCTAATAAGCCTTGTTTAACCATTGCTAGTAACGCGAAATGCCTTCTTGAGAACTTCTCTAGGAATGATCCGTATACTTTACCAAAATGAAGAACGCTAGGGTTTGTTCTCATTAGTATGGATATAATCTCTGCAAAGTTTTTACCAGATACATTAGGTCTTAGCGCTGGAGAAGGAGGAACTGTTAGTTCTCTGCCATCACCTTTTGCTTCAACCTCATATACGCCAGTATTCATATTTCCCTGCAGGCCAGTGATTACACCAATAAATACAGTGCTTAATATTCTGGGATCACTATGATATCCAAGCTTTAAGCATATACGCATTCCCGTCCTAAAAGGAGCTAGTCCTTTATTGAAAAAGTTTTCTCTATCTGTATCTACGTCCGGTGTAGCGGGTACTGCATTTTCTCCTTCTAGATCTTCATTGCGTGGTCCAACCTTTTGTTTTACGCTACTACTTACAGAGATGTACTTAGGATCAATTATTACGCGAGCTTTTAATGTATGAACCGGGTTGTCTTTTGATCTAACAACCATAACATCTTGCAATGTTCTTACATCATAATAATCATCTAGTGAGAAGTATCTAATATCTGATGTATCTTCTTCTATTATATACATCTTATATGTCGGGAATGCGTTCTCTACTCCAACTGTTACTGGCATGGAGATTAGTGAGTTTCTAGCAGCCATCTCTTTGGTTTGATTGTCTACATTTCTTAAACGCGCCGGATAATATGCCTGTGTTCTCTTCGCTATTCTTGATTGTAGCCAAGAAAGACTTTCCCTGTCCCGCATTACATAATTTGTTCTATTTATATATTCTCTAATATCTTGATCATTTACATAGTAAGCATATTTATATGGAGATAGCCTAGCTTTTAAGTCAGTTACAATGCTAGAAGCTTTTGACTCTAATTCATATGACGACTGCCCTGTGTTCTGCTTTCTATCATAATGTGCTAATGCATTTTCTAGAGATGTATATGTGCTGCCAATTCTACCCCATCTTGCATGACGCCCACGGACATCAAGGTGGAATCCAGGATGATTCCAGTCCGGGTAAACACCAAGCCCTACTTTGTTTGCAATTCCTAATGCACTTAAAGCACCAACAACGCGCTTATATGCATCTGCAAAGCCAGTTTCTTTAATGTAAAAGTCTACAGCCATTCCCTTATAGTGATATGACTCTGGGGAATGCCCATTTGTTGCATATCCACAATTAATATTAAATGGAAGACCTATCTCTTCACGAAGCTTATTAAGAGTATCTTTCATTTCAGTTGTGAGACCATTCATATGTTCCCACTTCTCTGTTTTCTTATAATACTTAAGAGACTCTCCTGACGTTGACGGGTTTCTGATAATACCCTTTGCGTTCTCCTGAATAAGTACCCTTAGTATTTTAGCCTTAAGCTTTAGGTCTGCTTCTACTTCATTGAAGCCTAAGCTGTTCCCTATTACTGATACGTCCTCTGCATATCTTCCAACCTGCTCCATAAAAAGCAATGGAGATTTTTGCATTGCAAACATCAAGCAGTTAGCAGGGTATGATCCGCCAAGTTTTCTTTGTACGTCAATATTGCTATTTACAAAAGATCCATCGAAGTCTCCAATTATACTATTGCTTGCTACATTAGATGCTAATTTGACATATCCGCCAACCTGCTTTCCTTGCAGCGCATTTGCATAGTCATATAAGAATGCTGTCTTTCCACTTGTGTTAATGTTCTGCGAGTAGATATTGTATAGGTTATTCCTATATCTCTTAATGTATCCGCCTACATCTTTTATCTTGTCATAATATCCTTTACTACACATTGATGCAGTAGCAAATGTATCCAGAGGGATATCGCTTGGTAACTCCTCTATCGCTTCACCGTCATCATCAAAATATATTCCTTTAGAGATAACACTGATTGCTGTATTGATAGCTCCTTCCTTTTCTCTCTTAAGGGCTCCCTTTTTATCAATATCACTAAAGTCCTTCGAGAAGAAAGGCAAGCAAATACCTTCTATTACTTTTGAAGGATCGTTTTCATCTTCGCTTATTTTTCTTACTATATTTTTATTAAGCTTTGCTTGATTAGCAGATGGATATAACCATGCTTCTTTATTTAAAAGAGGGCTTATTGCATCCTCTACTGAGTTCTCTATCATATCAAAAAGCTTATCTGGGTTACCAATATATTCATTAACAAACCAGTCACCAACGCTTGCGCTTAGTACCTGATGATGTTTAATAAAGTAATCGGTTTTTGGATAGTATCTATGTGCAGCATACGGAAGAATATATCTTGCTGTTGGGTCAGCAACTGAATCTTCTGTTTTTATTGCCTGTACAGTTTCTTTTACATCATCCTCATCAAACATCTCTAGTGCTTGTGATGGCGCATGAGTAAGCTTAAATACCCATTTAAGTCTCTCGTCATAATTTTCTTCTGTTACATGAATTTCTTTTGTCTTAGGGTCAAGAATCATTACATTATCGTTATCGCTATCTGTGTAACAGTTTGCGACAAAGATATTAGGATATTCATCTTGGTTTTCTTTTAAGAAACTTACAGCCCTACCTCTTATCCACTTAAATGCTTCTCCTGTTGACCCAAGGCTAAATGCAAGTTGAATTAATTTTGCCTCTGCTCTTGTGCCTATAAATCCTATATCTATAGAGTATCCTCTTGATTTTGCTAGGGCTAACTTACTCCAGTTTTTGTTATATACCTCTAAAGTCCCTTGCGCATCATCCATCGCATTTTTTATTGAGTTTATAATAAGTGTCTTATACTTATCATATTTTGATCCAGGAAAATCAAATGTAACTGTCTTTGCTCTTGTAGAGTAAATTTTTAGATTTACATATGGACTATCTTTACTGCCTTCCTGAATCTTTTTCATCTCATTCCATAGCTCAGTATTCAAATTAACAAAAGATGTCCTATTTCCATTTAGTCCTTTTACGCTTTTACTGTTGCAATATACTCTTATAAGCCTGTCTCTTAATAGGTATCCAGCTAATGTCTCTTCTTCAAGGCTGCCATCAAAGTTCTTTTCTTCCTCTCCTACTTTTAGAGAGTTGCTAGTATAATATGCATAAGCTGCTATTGCTTCTGATGACTGTGCATTATTTGCAAACTCTTTAGGCATGCGTGCAATAGACATGCGATCAAATATATCCAGCCCGTTTAGCTTAATATTTTTCTTTTCATATTGCCCTGTAATGCCTTTAAAGTAACTAAGACCAATAGTGTTTGTCATTAGAACATTAAAGCTTACTGACTCATCTGAGGGAACACTGAAGGTGGATGCATGATTTCTGATTACCTGTAAACACTTATTATATGCAACAATTGATCTAGGATCTAAATACCTAACAACATCATCAAATCCACTCTCAGAGCATAATGCACCAATGGCATTATTCTCCTTAGATATATCTTTCATATATTTTCTTAGTCGATTTGTTTCTCTGTAAATTGCCTCTTCAATTACTTTGTTACCAATAGGCGCAAGTATTCTTTGCAATCCCCAGTACTCATCAAATGCTGCTAACGGATTGGGCTCTTCGTCCTCTGTCTCTGATGTTGCATATGTGCTTTTTGTAAATGTTATATTTATATCGCTCCAGCCTGGATGTCCATTTACGTTAGACGCAGAGAAGTTGTTCATGCTACAAATTTCTGAGCCAACTAGCCTTGTTAAAGAATTTGATACGATATATCTATCGTCATAGAATATTTCTACGCCATTATCATTTTGAACATCACCAAATGTAGAAAGAAGCTTAGATATCATTTCTTTCTGGTTTGTTTTGATATTAAGAGATACGCTTGTTTCTCCAGGTCCAATATATTGAGCAACTGGTTGGCTATATCCAATTACAGGCATCCATGCCCAGTTGTTCTTCATATGAACTTGAACGCCAGTTGTTAAGCCTTCAACCTCTGAGTTTACAATTCTTATAATACTATCATCAAGATAATCAAGGCCTTCTTTTTTGTTAGCCTTCTTTAGCTCTAGCTCTTCACCCTCTTTTTCTTTTGTAGATACAGAAAGGCTAGATGCTGTGCCAGCAATCTTAAAGATTGTAGTTGTGCTATCCCCAGGAGTAAATCTTCTATTCTCTTGATTTAGTTTTTGCTCAACTCTTATATTATATGGATGGATAGCTTCTTCTAGGTGAAGCGTATATGTGTTTTCATTTATCTGCGGATTATTTTCTACTTCTTTTGATGAATCATAATCTATGCATTTGTGATATTCAATTCTGACATTTGGATCACTATTAAAATATGCAGCAAAGTTAAATACAGACATTTGTATGTTTGCACATACGCAATCTGGATGACCCTCTAGTGTATATAGAACGATCTCGTCCATAGTCATAGGTACCCACCATTGCTTTTCATCTGCATTATAAGCTTCTCTTATATACTTATTATCTCCAATAACTTTGTTATAAATGTCTTCAGAATATACTAGGTTAATTGGGTTGTATATAAATTGACACAATATTCTTTTAAGATCATTATTTATCTGAGATGATCCACTAAATACATTACTTATCTTTACTACTGTTCTAGCAGAGCTATTGAATATAGGACGTGACTCTCCACCTATCTGTGGCACAGAATAAGAGTTTCTTAACTGAGAGATATTAATTTGAGTAGGAGGAATATCAAGATATACATCGCCAATCTTTGTTATACCTTCTTTGTATATCTTTTCTTGTCCCCTTAACGCATTGCTATTTGTTTTGGGATCAGTCTCATTTGCAATTCTCATTGCTTTAACTTTAGATCCAAGCGCAGGATCAGTCTCTCCGCGTGTAACAGAGGTTCCATCTGTTGTTTTATACTTAAGTGGATGTCTAATATATTCTTGTGACCAGATGCCATTATAGTTAGACTGTGCTCTGTTTTCTTTATCTTGCAGATCTCTTTTTGATATAAAGCCGTTAGGAGTAGGATTAGACTCCGCTCCTCCACTAACAGGTGCAATACCGTTTTCAGCCAAGATTCCAGATAGACTTGTCCCATCTATCTGAATATCAGTTACCCATCTTTCATATCCGTCATCACGCTGCCTAACCATTGTAATTTCTTTACCGGTTGCGGCTGCGTATTGAAGTATTGCAAAAGTAACATCTTTTTGGTAGTTAGCATAATCTTCTGCTTCGCTTTTCCATTTAGCTGTTTCGTTTGTATCTACGCCATATATACGATAACTTTGCCCAGTAGACTCATCTACTACTGTGTCACCGTCAAGAACTTTTACAGAAGTAATTTCAACCCCGTCATCAGTTGTTAGAGTTCCGGGGCTGAAAGTAATTACTTCTCCTATGTGATTTTCTGTCTGTGATCTATTTGGTGAAGATAAATTATTATCACTTAAAATTTTCTGTACAGTTTCGTTAGAAAGTGCCATATTTCCTCTTATCTATAATACATTAAATCTTGCTTATATGGATCTTCTCCGTCATTTCTTACCGAAATTGTGTTATGTGTACGGAATCCCATTTTATTTAAAATACTATCTGTTGATGTGTTGCTATCTGTTAATAAGCTTATATTAGCATTTACATTGACATTTGGAGATAGTGATTCTGATGATAGCATCGATGTTCTACCTATGTCAAATGAAGGATTATTTACACTTGGAAGGTCATTTGGGTCCTCAACGCTTCCGTCACTTGTTAGCACGTTGAATGCAGTTAGTGCCGTTAGCCCTAGCCCAATAACACCAGCCGTCCTTGTCTTACTTTCAAGCATCCAGCTAATTCCTTTTTGTAGACTTTCTAGTCCTATTACACTTCTTCCTGCCTGAGGCATAGATGGGTTAAATGGCCTAGGTGTCAACATCTTGTAAGATGCTTTTGCGTATTGGAGGTTTCTTACTGTGTCAAAAGCTTCATCCATTAGATTTGCTTCTGGATTACGCCCAAGCGCCTTGGTTGCTCTACTTAGTATTGAATCAATATTGTCAGATACCATTGATCCATTTCTTTTTCCATCTTCAGACAAGGCTGTTGACATTACATCTAATAAGCTTTTGCCTTCTAGCCCTGCTTTTTCATAGGCCTCTTGCTGTGACATTAACCCGCTTCTATTTACAGATAGCCAGTCACTATATTGTTTATATGCATCATCTGCACTCACACCGCTTGTTTGATTAAGATCAAAATAGTTGTACATGCTTTTATATCTATCAGCCTCTATTTCTCTCCATCCATTCTGAACATCTAACATATCCGAAACAGCATCATATGCTGCACTAGCTTTTTGGCTTGCAGGATTTAGTGATTTTTCTGTCATAGCTGACATCATAACAAGAGGATGAAGTCCTCCAATTTCTCTTACAGACTCTTTTACTGCATTAATTCCATCGTCTGTTCCGATTATGTTTATAAGGGACTCTATCCTGCCTTGCCTTGTCGCTTTGCCTGCTATATCTTTAATCCAGATCTCAGCTTGCTTAGATGAGATAACTTCCTGTTCTGTTATTTTGGAAGTTACCTGACCAAAGAATCCTTCAAGCACATTTATGTCTTGCTCTCTTAGATTCTTTATATCTTCAAGCTCTTTTATATACCCCTTAATTCCCATCGCCTGAATATTGAACGAACCAGTTAGCCCTTTAGTAAAGTAAGATGATACTGCTGTTGACCCTGGCGTATCTCTCAGTATTGCTGCTGCAAAATCATCTGCATTTTCAATGGCTGCTCTAATGTTCCATTTAGGATCTGACTTGCCAAAGAAGATGTCATTCATTGCACTTTTAGTACCCATCTTCATGTACTTATATGCTTCTCTCTGATCTCTGTTTATTAATGTCTGTGTTCTTTCTCTTGCGGCTCTACTCATAATCCATTTAGTATTAATAGCATCACCGTCCATGTCAGAATTCATAATAGTAGAAACTAAAGATCCAAGAGAGATTCTTTTACTCTCATTTGGCCCGCCAATAAGTGTCATTGTTTGAGTATAAGATCCAGTATAGATATCAGGGTATCTGACATTAAGCGTATGTAATACATCTCCTGATAGTTCTTTTAAGTTATGCAATTCTCCAACATCTCCTGATTCAATAAATCTTGAGTATGCTGCTTTAATCTTTTTGCCAACCTCTATCTGGTCACCAGTAATTTCACCAACGAGTTTGTTTATATCTGCCTTCTCCATATTGGCACGCATCTTAGATGAATATTTGGATAGGAAATGATCTTCTCCGAATTGAGCAGTAAGGACTTCTCCCATTTCTCTCTTAGATGCTGAGGCTTCTTTTTTCGTGTCACTTAGTAGTTGTGTTAGCGAATACTCAAAATCTTTTTTAGATATCTGAGCCATGTTGCCAAGCATGTTTTCCATCTCTTTGGCCGCATGCTTAACTTCTTCAGCTCCATTAAGTCCATTTTCCATGTAGTCTTTAAGTACATTTCTAATAGACTCATTATGTATAAAATCATAGTCGGCAACATGTTTTGAATACAACGCATGGTCTACACGCATTGTTGCTTTTTGCATTAACCCTTCTTTGGTGCTGTGCACCTCTTCTAATAATGATCTTTGCCATTGCTCGAATGACTTTGGTGACATATTTACACCCTCTGCAGCACCGGTTAATAGCTCGTGTGTCTCTGCAAAGAATCCATCAAATGTTGGAGTTTTATCTGCTGTTATATAGCTATTCCACATATCTCTACTAGGGATATATACTTTCCTATCAGCCATGTTAACAAAGAAGCCATTCTTATTTTGTTCATTGTTTAAGAATGATTTCATTAAGAATTCTGGATTCTTTAAGCTTGATCTGTCATATGATAAGTTTCCACCTAGCATTTCAAGTATCTCTTCTTTGCCACTTAGTTCTGCTATATCTCCAAACTGAGATGCATATGCTGCTGCATATTTAGATACATCTTTTCCGGCAGCAGACTCTTCTAGCAATAGCAGCTCTTGTGCTATTTTACTTGTATTATTTAAGCTTTGAACTGATAGGTCTCTTAGCACTTCTGGCTTGTTTAGGAAGCTAGGTAAGCTTTTAAAAGAAATTCTCATTTCATTGAATCCTTCTCCTAGTGCTTGCCAGTTCTGCTCCTGTGGCATTACTCCTGCGAATATGCCCATGGTAACTTCTTTAGCGCTAACGCCAGCGGCTTTCATTGCTTCTTTTACATCAATGTTTCCTTTAACCATCTGCTTAGCTAGTGCAACTGATTCTTTAGATCCTTCAGTTCCACTTACGAACTTACCAAACTTTTCTATTTTCTCAATATGGCCAGTTAATACATCTGCCATTTCTTTTGCTTGATCAGAACTAAACTTAGTGGTCAATGATGATTTTCTACCTCTTACCCATGATCTTCTTGCTCGCCCAAGGACTTGAACTGTATCCGTGTATTGTTGCCCAAAAGCTTTTGTATCATCTGTAAGCTGCTTAAAGGTTAGCTTCCCTCTTTTCATGAGGCTTGTTAGTGACAGGTTTCCTGATGCATCTATATATTTTTCGCCATCATTTATATATCTTGCAAAGTCTACTGCAGCATCTCCACCTAGAACTATATTGGTATCCTGTAATGCTTGCCATCCTAGTGCTGATTGCATAAAATGCAACGACTCAACACTATCTTTGCCAAATACAACACCCTTACCTTTTACAGATTGCGATAATGTCTTCTTATAAAAGTCTAATGATATAGTTCCTTCTGCACCGTATAACCCTGCTTGTGAAAGCACATCATTCATTATCTTTGAATCACCAGAGCTATATGCGCTTCTTGTTCTAGCTCCCCATAGTGCAAGCTTGGATGGATTATCGATAACTCTTCCTATCCACTTAACTGAGTCAGAATACTTCTCTGTTTTACGCATCCTTTTTGTAGCCACTAGCATTTGACGATAATCTTCACTTTCAATAAGCATGTTAAACTTACTAGTTAGAACCTCTGAGTCTTTATTAAGGACCTCTTCTAATGTAAGGTCTGGTGTAATTTCCATGCCAGCTTTCTTAGCTCCAAGGACAGTTCCTTTGTTTACTTGCAGCCACGCATCTCCATTAAGCACCTGCCTAGACATAGTTTTATCTTCCATCACATCTTTAATACTTACTTTTTTTGTTCTAACAATTGGCTTACCATCACCTCCTGATATGTCAGTATGATCTAGCCATTTAAAATCTATCTTAGATGCCTCAAATGCTTCTGAGTTCGGGTTAATATTAACTGTGCCAACAGTAAACTGTTTATGCCCAAGGGTCTTCATGTGCTTATTGTATTTAGATGATACCTGGATTGTTTCAGTAGTAAATGGATTAATTACTAGTGACATATTATATATGCCCTTATTCTTTACAAGTGCTTCTTTCTCTTGTACAAACTTGGTCCATCCAAATCTTTTGTTCATAGTTTTGTCATCTATGAATGGATTGAATCTAAGTTCTTTAATTGCAGCCTCATCTATTTTTCCGCCATGTTGAGTTATACCACCAAACTTTATATGCTCCATACTTTCGCCAAGATATGATAGTTCGGCTTCTTTATCATAATAGATATGTTTATCCATAAAGCTATAACCCTTCATACTCTTAAAGCCTTCTGCGTATTGAGGGAATGTAGATGTTCTGAATGCAAAACCAAATTCAGCTGTTCTTTCTTGGCCTAACGTATATCCACCAAACATGCCAACTAGATCTTCTACGTCTCTTGCTGATTTGGATTTAGCTGATGATCTATTATAGTTTACTACCTTTACAAGCGACTTATCTTTTCTTAGATCTGTAAATATGTTATAAGCTTTTCTTAGTGCTGATCCTTTAGATGTATCTACATTAACTGCACGCGCAGATATCCTATCGGCACCAACACCAACAAATCTTTTGTCATGCCCTACCATATATCTAGACCACTTATCTACAACAGCCTCACTGCCATATAATGATTGCAACATATCATTATTCTCTATAACAAATGTGTCAAATCTATTATATGAGTTAAGCGCTTCCTGTAACTCGCTTATTGTATCCGTGCCCTTAAGCCTTATTCCGGTTTTATTCCTTCTGATCTCATCTTTGATTTTACTGATTACTTGACTGTGGGGAATTGGGTTTTCTACATCTCCTCGAAACTTTTCATACATACTTCTGATTGAATCATTATTATTATGCCACATTAATGTGCCACCATCATTTAAGTCATCAAGCAAGGCATGTAGTACAGCAGAGTTTGGATCCATCATGTCATACCCAAGCTTATCCCCTCTCTTAGTCATGTGCGCTCTCCAGGGCGCAGAGTAGAAAGCCTCTCCGCGTCTTGATAGCCATGACTCCGAGTTACCAACTCTTTTAGCAAAATCTATCTTCAGCTCCTTGCCATCAATCTTAAAGATACCTGTAGTTCCTTCAAACCTATCTAATGTAGCAGATGTATTAAACTTTTGACCTAATACATCTTGTATTTTCTTTCCTATAGAGTTGCCATTAATATCTAGGATTTGATCAACGTCAGTAAAGGTATATTTAGATGCAGCTTTTTCCATGCTATTAGTATATAAAGGATCAACAATACCCCAGTCGATACTTTTACCGAACACTTTAGCTGCATGCTTTTTCTTATCCATAGACAATATCATATCCCTTTTATCGCGCTCACCCATAGCAGTAGCAATAATCTCTTGAGCCTCTGCGTATCTTGATTGAGCAGAATTAAGTATTGGGTTTTTAACTGGGAATACTTTATTGGAAACCTTAGTAAATGTACTATAAGTTTTAATTGGATGCTTGTATGCATTCCAGGACAGGGCTCCTGCACCAGCAACAGCCCCTGCCTTGAATACACCTTTTGCAAAAGAGTTTTCTCTTTCGTAAGGATTGTTTGTTGACATATTAATCTCCTATTAAATATCTATCGGATCTATGTATGAATCATCTAAGATTGAGGATTCGAAATTGTGTAATTTTGAAAGAATTTTATTGTAGCTATTGCTCTGTATCTCTACCTGAGCCATTGGTACCTGTGAGGACGTTGGCAACGTTGTTGCAGATACTATTGATCTATCACTTAATAAATATCCCATAGATGCATTTATTAACCTAGACGAGGTTGCTCTATTAGAGTCTATTTGAAGAACGGCTTTATGTGCAGATTCATCATATACAGCTTCTCTTATCTTGCTATCGAAATATCCATAGTCCTGAACATTCTCATCGCCCTTAAGTAATGATAGGACATGTGCGTTATCTAAATCAACACCTTCATTCCAACCGATCCAGTCTGGGCCAGGAAGATTGTTCTTTGAAGCATATTCTTGTACAAACTTTGCCCTTGCCCAATCAGCCTTATTGATTGTACCATCAGTCTCACTTAGGTATGCTTGCTCTTCCTCTTCTGATAAGTTCCATCCCTCTGATTCTCTAAGCTTATTAAATTGTGCTATTACCTCTGGGTCATCACTTGCTTGTGCTAATTTAGACATCCAGATAGATGAGTATATTCTCTTTGCACCCTCAGGTAGATACTTAAAGAGTTTCTGCCTTTTTTCTGGATCTGATTCGCTAGAGAACATATCAAAGAATCTTCTTTCGCCGTATGGTAATGCGTTTAGCTCATCTCTTGTGCTTGAGTCAGTTGGATTAGCACCAACCATAGTGCTACGCCATTTGCCCTCATAATAAGCCGCTGCACTAGCATCACCTTCCATGCTAGCCTCTACTGATAATCGCTTATATTTAATATACCGTATAACGTCCCAATATTGCTGATTAGCGCGTCTTTCTTTAGTAAATGAGGGAATGATATCAACTCCAAATAAACTATGCATTGTGGTCGAAATAAACGGCATTAAGATATGTTCTATTGGCCTAGTCCATAGCTTAACTTCTCTATTAAATACTTGAGATGATAAGTAGCTATCTAGGTAATCTCTTTTATTTATAAGCTTCTTATTCCAGAATGAATCTCTTTCGGTTAATGCATCCCAGTATGATGCCATTATTTTGCTTGAGATTCCAGCTTTATCCTGTGCAACATTATGTGTTGCTAAGTGTCCTGTGTTTGCAAACGGTGCACCAGCATCCCATAGTTCTTGGGCAAGATCTTCCATCATTACTTCCTGTCCCATGCCTCTTGTTTCGGGTAGCATTTCTGCTTTTGCTTTTTGGAAGTTAACGAATGATCCTGCTGATAGATGCCTGCGCATAATATTCATAGATCTTTCTCTTATATCATCTACATCATTGTGTAGTTGCTGAGCATCTTTATATTCACGCTTTTGTAACAGTCGCGCACGTATATCAGCTTCGTTAAGAGAGACGCCAGCTAATCTATAATTCTTTCCATTAATACTAAATGCACCAGACTCCTCATCTAAGAAATCTACAGTTCCCTCATCATCATCTGTCTCTAATGTATATGTAAACTCAGAAGCTTTTGCATATAACTGCTCTTTTACTTGTGCAACTTGAAATAGAGTTTCATAGAACCTCTGTTCTCTTTTTGGATCAAGTTGATCAGTTAATGCCATCTCAAGAGTTGATCGTGCTTCTTGGTTAAACTGGTTAGAGTAAGGTGCTATATGTTTTAAGATCTCTGTTCTAACTGGCGCCCCATAAGACTCTAGAGGTCCACGTGCTTCATTTCCATATAAGAACTCCCAGCCTTTTCTGGCACCATATAGCCATCCCATATCTACTTTATTAAATGTGGTACCATGTGTTAGATCTTTACCTCCATTTTCGCCTTGAGGAATCCAGCTAACTCCATATAGCTCATTTCGTATTCTATTTTCTTGCCATTTCTTTTCTGATGACTGAAGAATACGTCTCATAAATTCACCACCAACAACCGAGATATCACCAAGATTATATTGCCACATCAGTTCAGATGCGTTATACATCTGACTTGCATCTTGTGCATATGGGACAAACTCATCAGGCAATGCTTGGCCACTAACTTTTTGATATGCTGTCTGTAGTGCAAATCCTCTAAAACCAGCAAGATCTGCTAAGCTATCTGCGAATCTTGAGCTTAAGGATGTTAGGCTAGTTGGATCATGCAAACTAACCATAAAGCCTTCCATTGATTCTCTTTTATCAAAAAACTTTTTAATTGACCCGTTATCTAGTCCAGCTGATAGTCCGAATCTATGATCAGTTGTCTCTACTTCATTTTCCTCTCCCGGTGTATGGTAAACCTTTTGTGGTATTACCTTTCCTACAGTCGCTGCTAATATAGGGCCAATAAGAGGAACATTTATGCCCCATGGGGCCGACTTATAAACAGGCTGTGATTCTTTATGATATTCCTCTAGCATATATGGCTTATATGTACCTAAAGATATCTTATGTAGGAACTTATCCCAGTAGCTAGGATATAGAACTCCTCTATTCTCATAATCACTTTCAAATACATTAAGCGCATGCTTTCTCCAAGATCTCACACTTCCACCAGCAAAAGGAGACGATGATAGTAACCATCCTCTGTACTTTCTAACTGCTACTTCCTTATCTCCTTTAAACTCGGCTTTTCTTTCTTCGTATGTTTTGTTAGAGCCTAGAAATCCAGGTAAGAACGGAAGTGCTGGCAATAGGCTTAATCCAAATATAGCCTTTTTAGGATTCTTTATTACATATGACAGAAATGATTCTGCCGGGCTTCTCATAAGAGCACCCTTATATGCTTCTGGCCTTGCAGCTGCTTTAATTAGCGGATGCTTTAGCATCTTTCTGCCAATTCTATTAGCCCCATCCTTTATAAAATCAGGGCCATATTTATATGCCATCTGCCCTAGATACATAGATGTTGTGGCCGTTAAAGCAGGAGCCATTATCCCTAGACCTGTTGAACCAGGTGCTACATTTTCTTGCCATTTAGAATATGATGTAAGTCCAACTATATCAGATATCTTACTATATAGTAGAGATGCCCCTTCGTACATTTTGATTGGTAAAGTTGTTAATGGACCTCTGCCTGTGGGAGATGCTGTTACTTTACCAAGTACATGATCAGCTAACCCAAATGCCTGTACTGCCAGGAATGCAGGAAGTACCCTTTTTACACCAAATGCTCCAAGGTATTTTGCAGCACTACCATATCTAGAATATCCAAGCCCAAGATGAGGAGACTCAATAGCAGAAAGCGTTTTACCTAAAACGTTAGATATAATATTTGGAGAAGCTTTTAATTTATTTGCAGCTCCAGTAATTTTAGAAGAATCTATTCCAAGAAATTCAAAAGGAGTTTCAAGGAACTTATCCATAGCGCCAAGAGTAAATGCTCCTGGTAGTCTCATATAATGACGAGCATCTTTAACAAGAGCTACTGTTTGTGTGCTAGCTACCCTGTTAGATATTTCAGGGAATAACTTGTTTGCCCTTTCTCCAACACCCTTAGATGTTAAATCAAGAGCCCATCTAATCTTTTCTGCAGATCTCCATACCCCAGTCATAGCCTCATTGTTTCTTACGAAACCTGGGACTTCAAGTGATGAAAGATATTCTTCAAAATTAATCTTTTGCCCAATCTCTGGGTTAAACTTAGCAAGATCCTCATGTAATTTTTCTATTACGTTTGAAGAAACTATCCTTGAGCTGTCACTAGATGCTCTTCTTGATCTGCTTGCTGCCTGAGGGATAACATCTCGTACATGTGCTAATGAGATAGCCTCATCAATTAGCACCTTCTCTTTACTTAGCCCAGTAATCTTTTGAGCATTACCAGCTTTATCTAACTTGAAATCATCATAGAAGATTATTGTCTTGCCGGTGTTTGTAGATGCGATGCGTATATTTCTTCTATCTGGACGTATGTTTTCATTTATCTTAGATAGGTCTGGAGCTAGTATATTTTGTAATTGCTCATACTGAGAAGGATTCTTTTTCTTTACATTAAATAATAGGTTATCTAGATTAGTACCATGTCTTGGATTAGATTCTCTTATTATCCTTCCGTTATCAACAACAGAAAATGTATGGAATCTTCCAGGCATAGGCTTTCCTGACCTAGATAGTCTCAGTCCATTACCTGCCTCATCTACCATATAAGATCTGCTGCCACGAATATAATCAGTAAGAGATCCGATACCAAAAACCCTGGCTATTGGTAATTGTCCCTCAATTACCTTCATGCCATACCGCATAGTTTTAAAGAACTGATCTTTTGCCTCTCTAAAGTTACTAGGCATAGGAACATCACTAGACATGATATTAAATCTCTGGCTAGCACCATACCCTATAGCGCCTACTGTTAGGCCCGGAATAACTAATCCTGTTACCAGCGGCCTAACTAACCCATTCTCTAGGAATATATTATCCCCTCCACCTTGTGCACTTTCAGAGATACTTCCACCCATAGGAACGCCAGATGAATATCTCGTTCCATCTTTAGATAAGCTAAGGGGGGTTTCTCCAGCCGCCATATAAGTAGTAAGTGCTAAGCCAGCAGCAACACCAAAGAATCCTGGATATTTTCTCCAACTAGCACCTTTAGCTTTTGATATGTCAGCAGCAAACCACGATGCAAACTGCTGCTTATGGAATAGCTCTGTCTTCTTTGCTTGCCCTATTGCTGCTTCAACTAATTCTCTACCTGTTTTTTGCCTAGCTTTGCCTGTGAAGTCCTTTTTGATTACTCTGTTTAAGGCTTTTGTGAATATGCCATTAGTGTCATCAGATGCAAATAGTTCTTCAAAAGATATGTTTCCGCCATGTATATTTATGGCTTCTGCTTTTATATCTTTCATTATGCTGGCGAATGCTTCTGATTGCTTTATATCTGTAGATGCAATATGTCCAATTTCTTTTAGATTTTTATGGCCATGAAATAGCTTTGCAAGGTCACGCTGATTCCAAGAGAATGTAGAGTATTTAAACTCTTCAAAGGTTCTTACTATTCCCCCTGGCCTACCTGTAGCTGCTGCTGCTAATGGGTGCATGCCTATTTTGATATCGCCAGTAATTTCTTTATTCTCTTTTAGTAACTTCCAAAGGATCTCATGCCACTCCTTCTCGATGCCTTCAATCTTTAACAGCCCATTCTTATAGCTATTAAGCATTTTTTCAGCAAGATCTTTATTGCCAGATCTCTCTAGTGATGCAATGATTGCAGGAGCATCGTATGAAGGATTCCATGCACGCATGATAGATGGCTTTTGCTTTGTAGCCCCATCTAGTAAGTCTGATATTGCTTTAAATAAAGATCCCTCTCCTCTGCCAAGAAACTTTTCCTGAGTAACTTTTGCATAATCAAACCCAGCGTCAGAAGCTATCTTTTGCATATCTTCATATGACTTGGAGAATACTTCAAATGGCATTGAACCTATCGCGGATCCATCATCAAGAATAAACTGAGTATTCTTCTTTGATTTCATCAGATAATAAGGCAATACTTTCTTTTTATATGCTTCTTGTTTTGCTGGGCTTAGCTTTGATAAAGAAGACTTGAATAGCTTATTAACTCCCTCTTCAGACATAGATGAGGTACTGTTTCTTACATATGTCCTAGTTACACCGTTAGCATCTTTAAATACTTCTGGTACAGTTAAGTTTTCTCCTAGCATTTTAGGAGAAGAGAATTTCGCTTCAGATACATCTAAATGTACCATATCATCGCCACTTATATATCCAGCCTGGAATATATGAACGTGCTCAAATCCTCGTGTTATTTCTCCTAAAGGAGGAAGGTCTAAAGACCCGTCAGGCTTGCTAAAGAGATAGAAGTCTCCAGGTAGCTGTGTGCCCTCAAGGTCAATAGACATTACTTTGTTAAAGGGGTTAATAGGTTTCATTATTAAATCATCTCTGGGTTAAATTCTGATGCGTTTAACATCTGCTTAACAAGATCAATTTCTTCTTTTGTAACATTACTAATACCACTTTTCTTAGTTGCACTAACTGTAGCTTTTCTTTCATTCTGTGCAGCTTTGATATTTGCTCTAATCTCTTTAGTGTCAATAGCTTCTCTTTCAACTATAAGTTCGCTAAAGGCAAATAGCTCTAGCACTTCATTAAGAGTCTTCTTTCTAAGAGATTCAAGAGTATAGTGTGGTTGTGTAGCTACTATTATTGAATATATTTTGTTATAAGGATTGTTTTTTATATCTTCTCTTGCCTTGTCTATTTTATCAACAAGGCAAAAGTCTGTTCTTAGGTATCCAGATAGTTTTAATGATAGATATGCAATTGTTGGAATTATACCAGCATCTAATTCTGATATATCAGATTCATTATAGTCAGTTACTTTTAAAAATATAGCCTCTTCAATATCATGTTTATTTGGAAATGTTTTTAAGGCATATACATATCTATCAGATTCTTCAGCGCCAAGAGTTTTAAACTTTATATCTATTTTTTCTGTTAATAGTCTAAATGATTTAGCCATATTAATTTTCGCATTCAAATATAAATTCTAATACTTGGTCTGGATCTTTTATGAAGTTACTAACTGCTAATATTTGATTTGCTAATGCCAGCATTACACCAGCATCCATGTTTGATATTACGATAGGATCCATCTTAGGCCATAGGATACATGATGAGACAATATACTCTCTTGTTGTATCTTTATCTAAATCTTTAGCTCTAATATCTTTATACTTTCCCCAGCCAAGAGGTTTAAATAAAAAGAATTGAGTTTTCTTATCTGGCCCTAAGAATGTTGCATATAGTTTCGGGTGTAGTGATCTAATTCTGAGATAGTCCTCTTTGGATATCTTGTTAAATCCAACATTATCCCATTCTACTCTATCCCAAAATGTTTTAGTTGTTGCGTCTTGAATTTCTTCGCTCATATACTCTCCTTTGATGTTGTATATCTGTTAATAAATTATTGATTTATATCACGGGCTATAAAAGTGTAATATTCTTTTACGGGCTCACCAGAATGATTTAATACATGAGAGTGCCCTGTTATAGTGCATGTATTAATAACTTTATGAATATTTCCATTGTATTCTACATAAATATTAAAGTGACTATAGTCTTCAGCCCTTTTACCTCTCTCACTATTAACATAATCATTACCTGATTCTATGTATTCAGATATTGCCTTATTTACTGCATCAAGCTCTCCTTTTAGTGAGATAATTGATTTTGTTATATCTGATATCTGATTATTAGTATCATTAACTTCAGCAGTTATGTCATCATAGGTTTTCTTAACCTTTTCAAGGTTTGCAGAGCTTGCAGCTTCTCTTGCAGCTATATCATTTGTAAATGTATTCTTGTTCATCTCTGCGATAGCCACTTCTTGCTTGAGTCCTAAGATCTTATTTGCATTTTCATCTTTTGTTGTTAAGTATTGTAGCTGATTATTATATTGCTCTGCGTTTGTGATTAGCTTTACTTCTAAAGCATCTATATCTTCTAATAGTTTCTCTCTATCCGCCATTCTAGCATTATATTCATCGTTCAGATCAGCTTCTTCCTCAAGGGTATTTGCAGAGGACATCAATGAGACTGTCTCGTCAATTATGGTGTTTATAACTGCTATCTGCCCCTTTAGCCCATTAATACTATCTCTTATGCTATTTGTTTCTATCTCATGAAAATACTTAAGGTCATTTATCTCTTCTATTGTATCGTTTGCTTCTTGTGCTTCTTCTGGAGTTAACGATTCTACAAAATCACTTAATTCTTTCTTTTTGTTCTCCAGCTGTTTATTGTACATATCTAGTTGGGATGTCTTCTCATTTAATATTTCCGTATGAGATGCACTTGCTTCATCAAATGGTGTCTTTGCTAGTTTTTGTTCTGCAATTTGTTCTTTCTTGCTTTTGCGTAAA